ACGGTGGGCATATCGGCCGGCGCAGGCTGTCGATGCCGGGCATGTTCTGACCATCGTCGGCGGTGCGATCGGACGACGACCAGAGGGCGCCGGGAACCTCGCTCAGATATTTGCCGTCACGGAAACGCTGGCGCTGCTTGTCGGGCAGGCCGTCCAGTTCGGCCAGATACTCGGCGGGCAGGTGCGGGTTGTCGGTCGGGTTGAGCACGACGAACGCCCTGCTCCCCGGCTCGATCGGCATGCCGTTCTCGGGCCGCACGCCCTCGACGAATTCGCGATAGGTCCAGTGCCCGCGGCCGACGGGGTTGAGATCGTAATAGGCTTTGAGGGCCAGCGGGCGCCCGTCGGTCTTCAGGCAGGCTTGCGACAGGCGGGTGCGCAGGGTGGTGATCGTCTCATAGGCGACTTGCGACGCCTCGTTGACGTAGGCTGTCGCGAATTCCTTGCCGAGAATCTTGTCGACGCGTTCTTTGTCGTCGAGGCCGCCGAACCACACTTCGGCGCCGCCGGGCAGGATGATGTATTGATCGGCCTTGTTGACCTCGTAGGGCACGCCGGGGAACGCGAGGCCCATCATCTTCGGCCAGGTGTCGAGCATGATCGACTGGCGCACGTCGATGTTGTGGTGGCGGGCAATGAGGTGACGACTGCCCGGCGCCATAAGCCCGCGGTTGGCAACGCAATAGCAGAAGCCGAACGTCTTGCCGGATCGCGAGCCGCCATAGGCGAGAATATGGCGGGCACTGCTCGTTGCCGCGCCGACCAGCTCACCCTGCTTATCGGTAAGCTCAAAGGTCGGCCGCGGGGCCTTCGATTTTGACAGTGATTGCACCGGTGAATTCGCCCTTGAGTTTGTCGACGTAGCGCTCGGGGCGATGGCCCTTGAGCAAGATTTCCATGAGGCGGTCGCTCTGGCCCACGGTAGCGCGCTTCCAAGCTTCCTGCTCGAGCGCGTCGGCTGCTTCCTGTTCAGCGTCGGCCCATGCTTGGGCAAACTCGGCATCGGCCTCGCGCCAGTCGTAGGCGGTGCGCCGACCAATCTTGGCGGTGCGGCATGCGCCGGCTACGTTGCAAGACACGCGAAGGATGTTCAGGAACTTGCGCTTGGCGGTTGCCTGATCGGCCTCACGCTGAGCGGCTGTCTTGGATCGGGTGGGCTTCTTTGCCATGGCCGGTATTTGCCAACGATCGCCGCACACAGTTACCGCCGTCTGTCGTTCGGCCGCACACTCTGCCTATTTGCTTACCAGCGAGGCGGTTGGGCAGGGATTAACCGCGAAGGCGAAGTAATTCCGCCATATTGCGCGGATCGGGCTACTGATTTGAAATCAGCGGCGCGGCAAAGCGGGGATGATCGACGCGCTGTTTCCTCGCGCGCGCGAAGTGTACGAGCGCCAAAGTGGGTTTTTCACCCTTCCCTCTGAACCGCACCTCGACGTTGGCCCATCCGTTTGCCGAGCACATATTGCGTCGCACGTCCGAAGCGGGCCATGATCTCATCGCGCTCGATCTTCAGACCGTCCCGGCCCTCCTCTTCGATCCACCGACGGACCACACGCCAATTCGTGTTGTAGTGTTCGACGATGCCGCCCCATCCGAGAATGAGATACATCTGGCGGAAGTCATGCGGCTTGGGTCGCTGAGGCCGGATCAATCCGGTGTCGGGCTTGCGTTTGGGGGTGGTCATGGCGGGTGCTCCGGTCAGTGTAGTCAGTGAAGTCAGTGATCTGGCATTATGCTTCATCTCAAACCCTTCCCCACGCGTACGCTTTATCGAAAATCAATGACTTAGCCCTTTTGAGGTCATGTCGTCTTAAATGGAAAATCACTGACTTCACTGATTTCACCGACCAATGAGGGTTGAAGCGGCCGAAATCTGATCGCGAAGCGACAAGGTTCGGCGGGCGTAGACGGCGCATCGTTTGCCACCGACCTTGAACATGCCATCGGCTGCGTCAGGATTGCGGACGGCGATGTAGCCGCAGCCCTCGAAGCGGTGCGGAACCTTGCGGCTGTTGCGGCGATCTCGAAGCCATTCGGAGAAGTGCGGCGGCGAGGCGTCGGCGATGCGTGCGACGGTGACGACATCGGGATGGCCCAGATGGTCCAGCGCGTCGGCCATCTCGGCGTCTTCAGGCGACTGGTTCGACGACACGATATCCCAGAATGCTTGCGTCTTCGGTGGTGGGGCCTTGGCGTCGAAGCCGGACAGGTCGCGCTGGCGCAGGAAGGCCGTCACATGCTCGATCCCGCCACTGGCGTACCATCGATAAAGGTCCGTCCAATATTCCGGCGGAAAGGCCTCGCGCTGCAGCTCGGACCATGCGACGAAATGCCTGCGATCGTCGGCCGGCAGATAGATGCCATCGGATTTGTGGTTGGTCGTGATGATCACGCCGCAGACATTGAAGACCGAATATTCCCGGATGTGCTTTTCGTCGACGCGGAGCACGTCGGGCGGCGCCGCGGTGTAGGTCTTCATGTGATCATAGAAGGCGAAACGATCGACGTCGCCGAGATCGCGCGCCTCGCTGACACGGAGGATCACCGATTTGGCGAAGCCGTTGAAGCGGCCGAGAAGGTGCGCCGGCGAAACCTCAGAGAAATTCCACGGACCAATCGCCGCCTTCACGGGCTCAAGGATCGTGTCTTTCCCGATTCCTTGCGAGCCGCCGAGCACGATCGCGTGATTGATCTTCTGTTCGGGTCGCTGCGTCCGGTGGGCCAGCCAGTTGATGAGGTGCTCCGCTTCGTTCGGATAGACGCGTTCGACATGCTCGATCCAGCGCCCCGCCTTCGACGGGTCGCCTGCCCTTTGCATCGGCGGACGATAGAGATTGAAGACCGCACATCCATCGCGTCGGATCCATCCGCCGTCGGAGATCAGCCTGTCCTCTACCACTGGATCTTCGCCCGGTGCCCAAGTGAGCTGCTCGACAGGCTTGTTCTGGTCGAGCCACGCCGATGCCTGGATCATCTTCGGCTTGCCCTTGTCGTCGACCACGGCGTCGCCGAACCGATCGAGGAGAGGAATTGGAGCGACACGCGCGTTCACGCTGGTCGATGGCCACATCTCGCCCGACGGCATGAATATGTAGCGGTGCGCCGGCATGTAAGCTCGGAAGTCCTCGAGCCCGACGCCAAAGCCTTCTTCCTCAGGGTCGTCGGTCCCCGTGTTGACGTCCGTTCGCTGCTTCGAGATGTTCGCCCAATCGATGTCCTCATCGTAGGGACCGGGCATCGGCTTTGCTTCAGCGGGTGACGTGGAGAGTATGTCGCCGACTGGCGCGGCATCGACAGCCCATTCAGGAAAGTCGGTGTAGCCGGGATCATCGGCGAAGCGGTCAAAGCCCGCCACCAAGGGCTCGAATATGTCGCGGATCGACTGTGCGCCGCCCGCGCGGTCAGCATGGTCGCTCATTGTCCGCACCTCATCTGTTTGACGGGATCGATTTGGTCGACGAGGGGCAAGCCGGAATCTTTGGCACACTGCCGAGAGGCATCGCGGACGCTGAGATAATCTTTGCCCGCGCCGACGTACTCGCGAAACCCGCCACGATGGACATAATCGAGCCGGCAATGATTGGTCGCCTGATCCCAGAAGAGCACGAAATGCGCGCCGCGGGGCTCGGTCGGGAATGCGATGACATCACCCACCGGCCCGCTCCCGATTTCCTCGCCCCTGCATCGCTTCGGCGATATCAGAATTGACGAAGGCCGATCCGGGAGCAACGACACCGCCTGCGCTCTCGACTTTCGCCCCGGTCGCTTCCTCGGCAAGCTTAGATGCGACGTCGCCAGCATTGGCCATAGCCATGAGCACCATGGAAAGAGTGTCGAGGCCGATCATCAACTTGGCATCCGGCTTGGAGAAGGGATCAGTCCCCTTGCGAAGCTCGACCGATACAGACGGCACATCGTCGCTCATCACGGCGCTGACGCGAAGCATTTTGCCGCGCTTGCTCAGGATGGTTGCGATATCGGTGTATTGAGCCGCGCTCATGCGAACCACCGCCCGGCCATCATGGGCCGCAGTGCGAGGGCAAGCCGCCTTGCGCCGCCGGTCGGAAGGGAGTAAGTAATGCCACGATCGGAAGCCAGCCAGCTTAGATCAGCGCCGCCCCTGCCAGGGCGGCGCAATCGTTTCGGCGGCCCGTTCATGCCGCTTCACTCGTCGACATGCAGGGCTTGCTACGCGCCCACTGTTCGAGCTGGTTGCGATCGTACCGGACAAGGCGGCCGAGCTTGAAATAGGCAGGGCCGTTGCCGGAAATGCGATAGGCGTTCAGCGTATGGACACTCAGACCGACGTGATCGGCGGCCTCTTGGACAGTCAGAAAATCTTGCATCGGGGGTCTCCGTCTGTTGGGACGGCCGACCAAATATTACGAGAAACGACCCAAAGCGAACCGATAGTCCCGACAGGAAATTATTTGTTTTCCTGCGCAGCGTGAGCCTGCATGAATTTCCGCAGCCTGTCGGTGTCGCCCCGGCCCCGCAAGAAACGCCGCAACTTGTTGAGCCTAATATCCTCTCGCGCCAGCGCTCGCTCAACCTCGCGTGGTGATACAGAATTCTCCTCCGCCACCTTCCCGCAGGTGTATTTTTTGCTGCGAAACTTCGGGTTTGGAGGATCGGCCATAAGCGCGTGAACCCGCCGCGAAATGCTGCGGTCTCTTTCAGCAAGTTGTTGAGATCGTCCCTGAGGCCGTCCTCGATCCTTCTTCTTTTCAACGACCTTCATCGCCAACGTTCGGTGCTGCTCATTCAACAAAGAGGCCAATTTGCGCTGCAACAAAGGATGCAACTGCCCATCCTCGGCCTCGAGTAAAGTTACCAAGGGACCGACATCTTTTGCTTCGAGCGCGCACAGCGCATCGAACACGATCATGTCGTCTTGATCGTCGGATTTGAGGCTAAAGCGCTCAGCCATTCTCAGGCACCGCAACGCCGACTTTCCCCGCCTTGCGCGTGAAGTCCGCGCCGGCCGCTTCGAGCGCCGCCTTCATTTTCTCGATAGATGAATCTACGACGGTATCGCCGCGCTCGAAGCGAGCGACGGTCATGCGGCCGACGTGAGCTTGGCGTGCAAGATCGTCGGTTGTCCATCTGAGGCCCGTTCGGGCCATCTTAAGTTGGGTCGGTGTCATGTGGTAATTCTATTACCATTTTCCTGTTGACGCAACCGCGTTAACGATGGTAATTAAATTACCACTTGGGATCGTCCCAAGGCGGGCCAGAGCGTTGGTTGCACCCTTCGCCCCGGCCCTGATCGCAACCTTCACGGGAAGGCAACGACTATGAAAACCGATAGCACCAGTGCGTCTGACGGCGCCAGCACCTTAACCATCCGCGAACGATGGGATAGCCTGATGTCGTCCTATAATGAGGCGCGGGCGGCCGATGCGGCGATAAACGCCGTGTATGACGAAGCCACGAAATCGGGCTCTGAAACAGATGATCATTCGAAAATTGAGGCCGACTGGATCTCGCGCGGCGATGATCTCCATCAGGCTCGCGACAATCTCTTGCTCGCGCTCGCCCCCGATTTTGCCGCAGTCCAATGGAAGATGGCTCAGCTTTTCAGCGAAGGCGATTATGAGGGAGATCAATACATCTGCGCGTGGAATCGTAAATTTACCGATGCGGTAATGGCCGATCTCGCGCGGCTGCAGGGTGAATTCGTCGAGGCATGGTTAGAGGCGTGGACCGGCGCCGGCGGCAATGTGTGCTTCGACCAAGATGGCAAGCACGCATGGTTCGGCTTTCCGACGTTCGACGGGTCGCCTGAATATGCGGCGCTCTCTGACGACCAGCGCGCCAGCCCCGATATCATGTCGCATCTTGATATCCGCTACCACGCTCGAATGAACGGCCGCATCGAAGATTTGCAATTCTTCCCGGGCGGCGTCGAAGTCATCAAGCAGCACATGCGCTCCAAGGGGCTGACGGCGATATTCCGTCAGCGGGAGGTAAAAGCATGAGCGCGCTTCGTCTGTTCGCCACCGTTCCCAACGGGTTCATCGCCCACGCCGTCACTGATCGGAGCTGCGAGCCGCTGCTTTCCGCCGGCGAAGTCGCGGTCATCACTGATCAGGAATTTCTCTATCCTGTCAGCGGCGGCTGGTATCTGATCGAATATTCGAACGGGACCAATTATCGGGGCCGCGAGCGCCGGGTGCGCACCGTTGTCCAAGTCTATTCGGTGAAGAGCCGACTTAGCAACGATACGACGTGGTGGGCGCGTCGCCCTTCGGAGAGCCGCCCGGGCACGTTCAACATGAGCGACGGCCCATATGATGACCTGAACCACCTCGCCGAAAAGATACTCGGTCGCATCGTCGGCATTTACGCTCCGCACCGCATCGGCAGTGGGCCAACCGATCAAGAGCAATGGGAGATGCTGCGGGACAGCCCGTGGCCCTATTCGACGCCCACGCTGCCGTCGTTTCGCGAACGGAGGTCGGCATGAGCGCGCGCATGTGGATCGGGCAGCCCAAGAAACTGCCCGCCTCGATCGCGCTGGCGCTAATCCCCTCGCTGCCGCGGTCGCATCTCGAGCGACTGGTGCAAACCCTCATTGACCGGATGGACGAAGCGGACGGCGATTCCGACTTTGAAGGGCAGCACGACGAGGACGATCTCACCACGGCATTCTTCCTCGTGGATCGGAACGATGGGCCCGGTTGCCGCATCTCGGACAGCGATTTTGGCGTCGACGACGAGGGCGAGATGGACGACGACGGAAGCGCGTCCTTCGATCCGCGACCGCTAACGCCGATCCCGGTTCGTCTCGCGTGGGACAAGGGGGCGGGGAGATGAGACCGCACCCCAACGCCGCCGGCCAGCTCCTGCGCAGGATCGAGGTCTTTATGCGCGAGGCCGAAATGCCGCCGAGTGTTTTCGGGAGACATGCCGCGAAAGACCCGCGCCTTGTGACCGATCTCCGGGACGGCCGAAAACCGGGGATCGCCATCATCCGGAGCGCCGATGCCTTCATGGAAAAATGGCGCGACGACTATGAGGCTGGGCGGGTGACCCCGCTGGGCGATCGTCGGTTTCATACCGGCTTCGAAGATACGCCCCTTGCCGATCGCGCGCTGCGCGCGGCTCGGAACGACACGGCCGAGGCGATCAGGCTGCTGCAAGTGGCTGTCGCGCGTCTCGAAGGGGCGATGCGGTGAGGGCGCCTCGCAATCCGGCTCGCGCGTGGGAAGTCGCAATCGCCTTCACCTGCGTTGCGCTGGTCGCCTTCGGTTTCGCCCTGGCCGATCTAGCTGAACAGGTGGTTCGGTGAGCGCGCAACGTCGGCTGTATCTTTGCGCACAGATTTTAACGATTTGTTATTGACTGTGCCGCACAACCTATCATATTGATAGGTGATGGAGCCAGAACGATCGCGACTTATCTCGCTTAGACTGCAACGCACGCAGCTCGAAACCCGCGTGCACGAACTGGCCCATAAGGGCGTCGTCTATTTTTCGGACCATGCCCTCGACCGTATGGACCTGCGCGGGATTTCCGACGTGCAGGCCGTTCGCGTGCTCGCTTCTGGCGAGTTGCGTGGAGAGCCCGAGCCGGGGAACCGTCCCGGGGAATGGAAGGTTAAGATGGTAGCGCGCATGAAAGGGATGCGCGAGATTGGAGTTGTGTCGATAATCGTGAGGAATTCGAAGATTTTCGTGAAGACTGTTGAATGGGAAGATATGAGATGAGCAATCCTGAGCACTACTACCGGCCCGGCCAGGCCATGTGCGACGAGCCCATCCTTTACCGTGCTTGTGGACTTGAAGGCATCTACCTTTGCAACGGATACGAAACTGAGGAATTGGACGGCGAAATATATACGACGGTTCAAGACCGCGAACAGCTGCACCGCGTCATTGCGCTCAATCTAGTTGAGCACCGCAAGACACTGGCGCCCAAGGAGCTCAAATTCATCCGCGTTGCAATGGACCAAACGCAGGCCGATCTGGCCCGCTTTTTGGGAGTGTCCAGCCAGTCCGTGGCGCGCTGGGAAAAAGGAGAGTCGGAACTGCCCGGCCCCGCTGACCGAATGATACGCGTCATGGTCATGATGCTGATGATGCCGCCAGAGGAGCTGGCGGCTCTTGTGCGCGATCTGGAAAAGACGCTCGACGAGATGGACGAGTCCAACGTTGTGCCTCTCCAGTTCCGGCACGAAGTGGAATGGAAAGAAGCGGCTTAACTACGTCGCTTTTAAGGGGTTGGCGCCGGTCACTGATTGGAGTGGCCGGCGCTTTTGATTCATCCCGCTCTTGAGTCACGATATATCCATATTTGGTTCTTGTTCTGCTTGCGAGTTGATCGGAAATCCCGAGTATGTGATCCGGCTGGTCGGCACCTGTAATGAGAAGCGGGCGCCTCAGGGTTCGATGTTCGGGCGCAACTTAGATTGTGATCGGGCTCGCCAGCCGCTCAAGCCGTCTCAGCGGCCACCACCTTGGGCGCGACTAATCCAGCAACATGCCGCGCCCACATACCCAGCGCCTCGCGCTTCTCCGCAGCCCAATCGTGGCGCTGATAGATGCCGACGATCCCGGCCTTGCTGCCGCTGATGTGGTTCAGCACCGCTTCGGTGACCTCCATCCGAACGCCTAGCTTCTGCAAGCCGGTCGCCATGGTGCGGCGCAAGTCGTGAAGCCTCCAAGCCGAAACCCTCTGCCCGGCTTCCTCGGCGATCTCCGTTACCGCGGCGTCGAGGCGCAACTTCGCCTTCGACACGCCACTGGCCGCGGTCTTGTTGTTCGTCGTGAAAACAAGCCCGCTTTTGGGCCACGCGTCGGGCGCCTTTTTTCCCGGCTGGGTCAACATCGCCGTGATTTCGGCAACGACCATATCTGACAGCGGTACAAAATGCGCTTGACCGTTCTTTGCCCTGTCGGCCGGCACGACCCATGCCGCAGCTTTCTTGTCGAGTTCCTCCCACCGCATTCCAAACACCTCGCTCCGACGCTGGCCGGTGAGCAGTAGGATTCGAAACGCAGGCCCGAACGGATAATCGACCTTCCGAGAGGCGCGCCAAATGATCGGCAATTCGGCATCGGAAAGGATCACGTCGCGGCTGACAGGCTTCGCAGGCGCGCTCAATGCCGCGAATGGGATGGCGTCGACCAGCTCGCGAGCGAAAGCCCATTTCCACATGATGCGCCCATAGGAGAAGGCGCTGGACCGCATTGCGACCTTTTCGGGTGCGATGGCATCAATCGCCGAAATGATATCCGCCCGCCCAAGTTCATCGATCCGACGCGATCCGAATTGGCTTTTCAGATGTCGTGCAACCGTCGTTGCAATTTTTATACTCGACTCCCGCCGCGGCCTACCTTGGCGATCGAGCTTGTAAGATTTCAACCACGCATCGGCTACGGAATCGAAGGCCCGTTCAAGATTGGCGACCCGCTCACGCTCCCTGCCCTTCTGTGCGGCCTCATCGGCTTCGAAAGGGTCAACGCCGGTGTCGACGAGCCGCCTTAGCTCGGCTGCCCTTTCGCGCGCTTTGTCGGGTGTCCATGGGCCGTGCCGTCCGATCGTATAGCGGCGGTCAACTTTGGCGCCGGCCATTCGATACTGCAGCACATATGCCTTCGCTCCACCCGGGCTGACTCGGAGGCCGAAGCCAGCAATCGCCCCCTTCCCGTCATCCCATAGGAACCATGCTGACGATCGAGGCTCGGCTGCGTCAACGGTGCGTTTCGATATGGCCATCTTTCACCTGCTGGTAAGTGCTCTGGTAAGTAAGATGGCTACAAGTAAGTAGAATGAGATGCAATCAGATATGACACCGACGTGATCATAATGGCGCTTTTCCGCCATTATCTGCAAACAGATGCAAGAAGATGCGATAAGCGGTCATCGATATTCGCTGACTCTTAATCAGCGGGTCCTAGGTTCGAGCCCTAGTGCGTCCACCATTTTTTCTTTATGAAATCAGAGAGCTGGAAGAAGACTGGCGAAGCAAATGCTTCTCGCCGGCCTACCAAAACGACA